CCTCGACACCCGCGCCACCCAGCTCGCCGCGCAGGAAGCGACGGCCAAACAAACCAAGCGCACCCGGGACTCTCAGGCGATCCGCCAGCAGGTCATTGACACCAATGCTCGCGTTGCGCAGCAGAAGAACCCCACCGGCCAAAAGGCGTTCTACGCAGCGGCGCGGGGTGACACGGCGTCGATCGAGACTTCGAAAAACGCCAGCGCCGGCCTCTCCTTTGCCGAAAAAGAGCTGAGTGCGCGCACGCAAATCGACCGCCTGACCCGCGAAATGTTTGGCGCGGAATCCAAGGAAGCCCAGCGCACAGCCCGCGAGCTGGACGCGGTATCGCAGGCCTACGCACGCCTGACAAATCGTGTCGAGGAACTGCGCCAGGTCGAGAAACTGCGCAAAAAGGATGAAGCCGCAGCCAACGCCGTCGCCAAAGCGGAAAGCAATGCCTCGTTCAACCGCACCCTGCGCGGGCGTGCTGAACGCCAAGGCCGTAAAGCACTGCAACAGGCCGGCGGTGTGGACGGTAACGTCGATGCGTTCACCGACATCGGCGCCGCCCGCAAGGCTCAGGCCTTTGTCCGGGGCGAAATGAACGACCTGGCCACCCTGCAACGCAACTACGCCAACGCCTTTGGCGCGAGCAGCGACCAGGCCAAGCGCGCTGGCCGGGAAGCCGAAAAGTACGGGGACTACCTGGACAAGCTGAAAGGCCGGATCGAGGTACTGAACACTGCCAAGGGTGAGCAGAACAGCCTCGACCGTCTGCAGGAGAAAATTCAGACCTCGGAAGACAGGCGGCGAACCCGAGGCACCGTCAACGCCAAAGGCAAGCAACTGTTCGAACGGGCAGACGGCGATTACAGCCAGCTGTCGACCCTTGGGGATGTGCGCAAGGCCACCAAGTTCGCAGAGAGCGAGCTGCGCCAGCTGGAACTGCAACAACAAGCCACCGCCAAAGAGGCAGGGCGTGACAGTGATGCGTACAAGCAAGTCAGCGCCGAGGTGGACAAGTACGCCCGTTCCGTAGCCGAGCTGAATGCCCAACAAGAACGCCTGGCGCAGAACAGCAAAACGCGGGTGTCGCGGCCATCCCGTAGCGCGGTCGGCAGTGCGGTCTACCCCGAAGGCCGCAAAATCTATCAGGACGCCAGTAAGACCCCGGGCGGCCTGGCCAACCTCAATGAGGAAGACGCGAAAAGCGCCCGGCAGTATGTGCAGGCGCGGCTCAGCGAGGTGCGCGGCAAAGGCAAGGAGTTCAGCAACCTCTACGGGGTCAGCAGCACCCAAGCCGCGGCGGCAGGCAATGCAGCGCGCAAATTCGCCGGGGATTTGGATGTCCTAAACGAAGCCATCAAACCACCGTCCTCCGGCCTCAACCTGCTGCAAAGCACCCTGCGTTCGTTCCTCAAGTATGCCGTGGGCTACGCCGCGCTGTACGGCTTGTCCGCCGCGTTGGGTGCGCTGGCCAAAAATGTGATCGACCTGCAGACCGCCTTCCTGGACATCCAGGCGGTCACCGGTTCCACCGATGCACAGATGGGCAAGCTGTCGCAGACCGTGCTCGATGTCGCAAAGAACAGTAAGTTCTCGCTTAGCGAACTGACCGAGGCCGCCAAGGTTCTGGCGCAGGCCGGCGTGTCGGTCGAGGACATGAACACCACGTTGAAGGCCACCGCAGACTTTGCAGCGGCCACCGGCTCCAACCTGCAGGTCGCGGCGGATCTGATTTCCACCACCCGCTCGGTGTTCAAGGAACTGTCGGATGACGTGATCGCCAACCAGCTGGCCAAGGCGATCAACATTTCCAAACTGACCGGCGAGGATCTGAAAACCATCCTCTCCCTCGGCGCACAGACCGCCAAGTCGTTCGGCCTGACTTCAGAGCAATTCTTGGCCGCCGTTTCGACGCTGCGAAACGCTGGCTTGAAGGCTAGTACCGCGGCTACGGGGCTTCGTAGCGGCATGCTGGAAATTTTCAGCCCGGACCTCAAGCTGACCAAGGCGCTGCAGGAACGCTACCGCGCCATGGGCGAAGACATGGGTGCCGAGGCCGTGAAGGCGCGCTTCTTCGCGTTCAGCAAAGGCCGTGCCCCGCTGCAGGCGGCCCTGACTGAACTGAAGCGCCTGGGCTTCAACGATGAGGGCGAATCGACCCTGTCGCGGGCCTTCGACATCCGGTCGAGTAACGCCATCAAGGCGATGATCGGCAACCTGGAAGAACTGGCCGCCAACGAATCCAAGATCACCTTTGGCCGCGCCGCCGCGGAAGGCGCGGACACCACGATCAAAGGTCTGGACGCCAGCTTTACCCGCCTGAAATCGACCATCAGCGGCTTCGCCTACAACCGTAGCGAGGGTGTGCTGGGCTTCTTCACCGACGTGATTAACTTCGCGGACAAAGCCATTCAAGCGCTGGACCGGTACGACCTGCACAAACGTGCGCAAGGGGGTAGCGGTCTGCCCGGTGCCGGCGAGTTGTTGCTGGGCGGCGCTCCACGGCAGGTCCTGCAGTTTGCTTATCGCAACACGATTGGTCGCGTCTTCCCATCACAACAGACCGCCGAAGAAGCTGGCGCACAGGCGACGGCCCAAGGTCAGGAGCTGAATCAGAGCGAAGACCAGTTTCAGAAGTACGACCAGGCCGCCAAGACCTGGGACATCAAACTGGCGGAACTCGGCAAGAATGTGGGGTCCACGGCCGAATCCCTGGTGACGGCCAGCCGCACCGCCGACGACCTGAACGCGGCGATCAGCAACGTGTTCGGCACCAACCTGAGCAAGTCCAACGAGCAGGTACTGGAGCTGGTCAAGAGCTACACCAAGCTGGCCCCGAGTGAGCGCGCCGATCAGCTGGAAGTATTGAAAACCCAGTTCCCGCAAATGGCCGCGCTCATTCAGGGCATGACCAGCAGTGAGGCCGATCGTGCCCTGTTCACCATCGGAGAACTGGGCGACACCGTCAGCGGCACCCTGAAAGGCATGACCGACCAGCTCAACAACAAGCTGGTCAACGCCCGCAAGACGCTGGAGAAAATGGACGGTGCGGCCCCCAGCAACGACCAGGAGCTGGAGGCCCAGCTGTTCCAGCAGATCGTGGCGCAGTCTGAGTCGTTGCAACAGATCCTGGCTGGTACCAGCAAGGAAGCCATGGACATGCAGCTGGGGATTCTCCAGCAGGCTGCTCAGTCCCTGGCCGATCAGATGCGGGCGAACGGCGCCGTCAACCCGCTGGATGACAACGCCAAGAAGGTGTCCCTGCAATTCATCCAGCGGATCAAGGCGATTTCGCTGAGCGACAACAAGAGCACCGCCGAAGCCGACATGCGCGCCGCGGTGACTGAACTGCTGGCCCGCTTCCACGAACTGGACGGCGCTGCGGTGGGCCACCTGCAGGAAATTCAGGGCGCCCTGTTTGATGCGGCCAACCAGCTCAAAGGCGGGCTGATGAAGAATCTGCTGACCCTGTCGGTCGGCAAGATTCAGGAAACCCTCGACTCCCAAGCCACCAAGGTCTTGCAGGAAACTGCTGATCGCGTGAAGTACGGCGACACGATCACCAAGACCTTCAATAACCCCAAGTTCAAGGAGTACCTGAAAAAGACCACGGACGCGAAGACCGGCGGCGTTCAGCAGCTGTACAGCGACATCAGTGCCGGCGGGCTGCCCGAAGAGGAAGCCCGGGGCAACACCCAGCGCTACCAGTTCACGGCGGCAAAAGTCAAAGAGTACAACGATGTCCAGATGCGCCAGGATCAGCTGGTTGAACAGACCACCAAGGAAACCGAGAAGCAGCTGGCGTTGGAAAAACGCCGCACCACCGCCGCCGAGGCCTACGACGACGCCAAAACCAACAAACAGTTCGGCCTGGCAAAAACCAAACTGGCCGAGCTGACGGCAGCTGAAATTGCGATCGAGGAACGCAAGCTGCAGGACGCCAAGGACGCGATGCCGGCCGACGTTACCAAGGACCCGGAGAAAACCAAGTCGCTGATAAAGGACCGGGTGGAGGCTGAGGCGCGCATCAACGCGCTGAAAGAAAAGCAGGCCAAAGAGTCGGAGAAAATCGACCGAGAATCGGCCAAGGTCGAAATCGGCCGTGGCCAGCGGCAGAAGACTGGCGAGGCGACACGCCTGAAAGGCGTGCTGGACAGCGCCACCAACCTGACGCCAAACGGGACGATTGACTCGACGATCGAGCAGTACGACAAGGTCAACGCCGAACGCCTGGCCCTGTTTGAGAAACAGCTGAAGCAGCAAGGCACCTTGACCGAGCTGTCGGAAGCCGAGATCGAAGAAAAACGCAAGTCGCTGGCACCCTACAAAGAGCAAGCGGCCTATCTGGAGCTGGTGTTCCGCCGTGAGCGCCAAGCCCGCGACGAAATCGACTCCCTGCTGGAACGCTCGCTTACCAGCGGCAACCTGCTGAATGATGCACGGCTTGAAGACAAGGGCCTGATCCCCGGCGACCGCACCCAGCGCCGTAATTACCTGACGGATCACCAGGGGTTGTTGCTTGATAAACGGGCCAACGCTGAGCACGCACTGGGTATCGCACAAGCGCAAGTTGCCGACCTGGCGCCGAAAGCCGAAGCGGACCCGTACAACAAGAACATCGCCGAGTCACTGGCCAGGGCGCGGGCAGAAGTTCTCGACCTGCACCGGGTCATCGCCGGCACCAACACCGAGATTGGGCAAGTCGGGCTAGCCCTGGAGCGCGTCACCGGCACCTGGGAGTCGGGGCTCAAGCGCGCCTTCGACCCTGCCCTCATCCA